TTATGTTTAAATAAATTACAAAATATAAATAGTAAACAACAACAATTACTTTTAGAATTTCAAGATTTAGATATATTAAAAAATAAATATACTGAATTATTAAAAGAAGAACTTACATCAAAAAAAAAGTAGTATGATATGGCTAGAGTTACTAAAAAATCTACTGTTCACAGCATAACTCTAAAACATATTAACGAAAAGTTAGATCATATTCACAAAGATATAGATAGAAATACTAAAGATATTAATAGTTTAAAAGAACAAGTAGCTATGGGTAGAGGTGGTGTTAAAGTTATATTTTGGTTAGGTGCTATTCTTGGTGCGGCTTTTACATTAATGAAGTTATGGGTAGGTGTTAAATGATAGATTACTCAATACCATACTCATTTAAGATAGAAGAAAAAGATGATGGTACATATGAAATAATTATATGTGCTATTGGTTTTAAATCTCCTGAACACGCACAAAGTTTTTTAAAAGACATGACTAACTATGAAGTAGAAGTAGATAACCCAACAATACATTAATGAAAGATCAGGTACAATTATCAGATAAAACAAAATTAAGTATGCCGATTGCCAATCTTATTGGCCTGATTGTAATTGTTGCTAGTGTTGTATTTATGTACAGCGAGATTACTGGGCGGCTAACAAGTTTAGAAACTTCAAGAGAATTATTTGAATCTGATCTATTAAAAAAATCAACACAATTACCTACAGATCAAGAGCAATATATGTTGTTAGAACACTTAGCTGGACAGGTAGAAATTATCCAAAATGAACTTCAAGAATCAAGACATGATACAGTAAACCTAAATAGAGCAATGAAAGATATCGAAAAAATGCAAGTTGTGATAGAAGAAATGAAAGATAAAATTAGATCGAATGGAGGTCATCAATGAAAGTAGCGGTTGTATTTGCATTATTAATGTTTACACCAGCAGATTTAGAAAACCCTATGGAATTTATGATTACAGATGGGCTATCAAAATGCTTGAAATTAAAGCGAGAAGCTGAAAGAAATACTAATCCTGATAGAATTAAATGGATATGTAAGCAAGTTAAAGCTGAAATAGAAATAGATTCTACAGGTAAGTTACATATAAATAAACTAATAAAGGAGTAAGGAAATGGATATGGAAACATTTGACGACATCTCAGTAATGGCTGGAACATTATGGGGAGAAGCACGAAATCAAGGGGATGAGGGTATGATTGCAGTAGGCAATGTTATCATGAATAGGGTTAAAGCGAAATCTTGGTATGGAGATCATATTAAAGGGGTTTGCCTAAAAGCATGGCAGTTTAGCTGTTGGAATGAGGATGATCCTAATCGTGAAAAAATTTTGGCACTTGATTGGTCAGACAATGCTTTTTGCAAAGCTGTAACGCTGTCATATTATTTTACTAAAAATAAAATGGATGATAATACCAATGGTGCAACACACTACCATACAAAATCAATATCTCCCAACTGGGCTGAGGGTAAAACTCCTTGTGCTGAGATTGGAGATCATTTATTTTATAACGATATAGAATAGGAGATACTATGTTAAATATGATTAGCCCAATAGTCGGAAGTTTATTTAAAACTGTCGATAAAGTAATTGATAATAAAGCTGAGGGAGATAAAATCAAAGCTAAGATTCAAGAAAAACTTCTAGCTGGAGAACTAAAAGAACTAGAGGGTGCGGCTAAAATCATAGAAACAGAAGCTAAAGGTGGATTCTTACAAAGAAACTGGCGACCTGTTATGATGCTTACATTTGCAGGATTAATGGTAGCACACTGGTTTGGATTCACTGCTCCCAATATACCTGAGTCTGTACAAAACTCTCTTCTTAATATAATACTTGTAGGAATAGGTGGCTATACTGTAGGTAGAAGTGCTGAAAAAGTAGCTACTAATTTTAGAAAGGATAAGAAATGATAGATGAGCTAAAAAGACATCTAAAGAACGCATTTAAAGGGGGCTGGATGCACAATCATACCATTAAGTGTATGTTATGCTGGAAAAATCTAAAACCCTCTGTATGGCTTTCTTTGATCGTTCTAGCACTAATTCTTGGTTTGTTCCTATGAAGTTTGTATTGATCCTGTATATGTGTAGTATGGTTACAGGTCAATGCCCATCAAGTTCAATATCAGGATGGCAATTTAATTCTCATTATGATTGTGTTAATGCAGGATATGGAGTAGCACAAAAAACTTTTTTGAATCTATTAGAATTAGAAGAGTGGGATCAAGAATATATTAATAAAAATAAAATTGTAATTAAGTTCGAATGTAGAGCAGTTAATTCTATTTAACGACCTTGCCCTCTATTTTTCTTCTTGTTGTATTTTTTGTTTGGACTTTTTGAATGCCTCCCTTTTCTTCTTATATATTTCTTTTCTCTTACTAGAAGCCCAAGCCCTCTTGCTTTCGTCATATTCTTTTTTCTTATCCTTTATAATTTGTTCATAAGGTTTTTTATATTGAGAATGGTTTAATATCAAATCTATAAATAGCGGTAATGCTATTGCAACCAAAGACTCTTCATGATCTTCATGCATAATTAAAGCATCAGCACTACCCATCCATCTTTTAAGAGTCTTGAATCCAGCACCATTCTTTCGTGCTTTAACTTCTACTATCATGTCAGGATTATTTATTTTTATGTCGTGTGGATGGTCAGGCAAAGCACCGCTTAATACCTGTCGCTTGGCATCAATACCAGCTCCTTGAAATCTTTTAACTAAATTATATTCAGTTCTATAACCTTTTTGTTTACTCTTTCTACTCACAAGGGTTTTCCATTTCTTCAGGTTTCTTTAATATTTCTTGTACATCTTGTAACCTAAGAATTGGAAACGCATCCCATGACTTTTGGATATAGAAAGCTAACTTATCTCTTACTGCGTAAGGATTTTCTTTAGCAATCTTATCAGCCATAATGAATGCTTCGCCTTTAATGTTTTGACTTTGCAACTTTTCTACCTCCTTTCTCGTAATCTCTATTAATAATTATGCGTCTTGCATCCCCATATTTACCTATCTTTTTAAGGTAATCCTTTTTAATTAAGGAGTTAATAATTACGAAAGCATGGGATTTACTTTTCATCCCACACCCTCGTAATATCTCAACATAAGAGGGAGAGATTTTGTTATCTTCGATATACTTCTTAATGAATTGGTACACTTCATATTGCCTCCTAGTCATTAGAATGGTACATCCTCAGTAGGTTCTGATTTAACTAACTCAGCATCATCAAAATCCTCCAATCCCTGTGGGGAGGATTTCGCTTCTGCTTTTGAATCCAACAATTCCATCTTACTTTCAAACCTATCTAAATGAACTTCTGCATTCTTTTGTTTTACTCCATCTTTTTCCCACACATTGTATGTCAATCTTCCTTGCAATAAAACTTTGCTTCCGCCCTTTGTATATTTTGCTAGAACATCTGCAATTTTTTCATCCCAAACGACTACCTTGTGCCATTCTGTTTTCTTTTCTCCTGCCATTTTCCTGTGTGTTGCAACACTAAGGATGGCATAGTTGCCACCCTTAGCTGTTTGTTTTATTTCAGGATCACGACCAAGATTACCTACGATTGTGATTGAGTTATACATTGGACTCCTTTCCATTTAACTCTTTGAGTTTATCTTCGTACATTGTTTTGGTATGTTGATATACTGCTGGAGCATCTGACTTTGCTTTAGTCATAGCTTTCTTGTACATCTGTCCATATCCTTTTAATACTTTTGCATTCTTTGAAACTTCAATTTCTTTTTGAAACTTCTCTAATACATCAGTATCACTTGATCCAATCTTATTGTTATTAGTATTAGTTTGACTTAAATCCATTTCATCTTCTGAATAGACAAAGCCATGTAATCCTAATAGTTTTAAGATTGCACGATCTACTGCTCGTTTCTCGGCCATAGCATAAGGATAAGCATTCTTTGTATTCTTTGGACTTGCTTCTCCATAAGTAATAACTGTATCGCCATTTCTTTTTGCAATACATTTAATACAAACTATTCCATCTTTTGAATTGGTTTCTATCTCGGTAAGATCATATGCTATTGAGTTCTTTGCTCCTGCGATCTCAATATATCTGTGGTACATTACCCAAGTTCCATGACAATCCCATAAGCATTGCTTAGGATCAAAGCCAAGTTTACTGAGTATTTCTTTTACTCTATTGTCTAGCGGTTTAGCCATTTTCTACCTCCTTTGGTTTTGTTTAATGGTTAAGTAACCAGCTTTTGTTCTTGTGATAAGAACATTGCCACCTGTAGCTTTACGAACATCATCAGGTACGAATCCTTTTAAGATTGATCCTAGTGCTTTATGTTCTTCTGCTGTAGGTTTTGTTTCTTCCCATCTACTAGCATGGGATAGAAATTCATTGTTGCCTGTTTCATTAAAGTCAATAGTTTTCATGTCATTGATTTTAATTTTACCAGCAAGTTTTGGTAACTCACTCGTATCTAGTTTTTCAGGTTCTTTATCTTTAATAACATAAGACCAAAAAGATTTTTCTATATCATATAGTTTCATCTGATAGTCTTTGTCTGCATCTATCTTACAAACTTCATGTCTTTGATTACCAAAGATTACAGATAGATAAGCATAATCATATCCGCTTACCATTAAGTAATGTTGTACTTGTGGCATATATGTACTGATACAATTATCTAAAGTATTATTTGAATTGGTATGTTTCAGTTCAATAATTGTTTTTTCTTTTTCAGCAACCAAATCATATGAAGCATACATAAACTCTACTTGCTTTACGACATTGGTTTCACTAAAAACAGGATCAAGAGTTTTTATTCCTGTTTCTTTTTCAAAAAACATTTTATTAACTGTTTCGGTATGTAATCCTATCTGAACAGGTAAGTTCCAAGATAAGTCCTCAGGTTCTTCTCGCTTGGTCTTTTCAAGCCAAAGAGTATG